GTGATACTCAAGTATACCATTGCCCAGAGAGGGCTGTCAACTAAAGTCAATAATGACTAATTAGCCTTTTTGTCTACCGTCTTAAACGCATCATTGATTTCTGCCAATGTGAGTTTTCCATCGTCCAAAAAAGCCCTTGCCAGTCTTTCAATGACAGTTGCTACGCCTAATAGTCCTGCTAAGAATACTGCCTGTATTGTGTCAATTCCTACAACTGCTCCAGCACCAAGTACTGATAGACCAGATGCTGCGAAGACTGCTACAATTCTCATCAAGATATTAGTGATTGCCTTTTGTGGGTGCTCCTTCTTAGGAGGCTCTACTACCTTTTTTCTTGTCGCCATTTTAGTCCTCCTTTCTTAGGGGGATTGTAATTAGCCAGATTACTGTGGTTGCAAGTACTGCAATACCAACAATGTCTCTTGCTGATCCCGTCAAAGTTAACCATGCTATGAAGAAGCCAAGGAGGGTAAAGGCTTGTGCGATTATTTCCACCCCTGCATCTTTTAGCCATGTGAAGAATCCCTTCACAACCTTTTTGATTATTTTCATATTACCTCCTCATCCCAATCATTACATTTGCAATCTGTGAAACAATGATTACTGGGATAATGACTTCCTGGGCTTTTTCTCTCTGATCGTCTGTCATGTCCATACCCAACTCAGAGAAATTGGATAGGAGTTCTGCTACATCCACTTCAAATACTGCACCAAGTGGATCTTCAAGAAATGCTTCTGTCTGTACTTCTGTTACTGCGTCTGCTAATGTAAATGGCATTGGGGTTTCTCCTGCATCCCCTGCTCTTTCTGCGAACTCAACAAATGCTGAGGCAAGTTCTGGGTTAGACTTCATCTGCTCAGCAATCTGTGCAACTTCTGACGGCTTAATGCCAAGGTCTTCTGCAACTTCTACTTTTGCTTCTTGCGTCAATGCTTTGAGTGTTTGACTTACTGCTGTAATTTGTTCAGGGGAAAGAGTAACTAACTTATTATCTTTGCTTGTAAGGTTAGCAATAACTCCAGATAAATCTTCTGATGTACCAGTTCCCTTTTCAGGAATGAGGGCTTCTAATACTTCATCTTTGATTTCTACATCTGGTTCAGTCCAAGGATTATCTTCTGGTTCTGGATCTGGTCCAGGTTCTGGTGAAGGTTCTGGGGTAGGTTCTTCAGTAGGCTCTACAACTGGCTCCTCAGTTGGTTCTGGATCTGGTGTAACCTCTGGGGTAGGTTCAGGTGTAGGCTCATCTGTAGGGTCTACTGTAGGCTCTGGAGAAGGCTCTGGTGTAGGTTCTTCAGTTGGTTCATCTGTTGGGTCTGGAGAAGGCTCTGGGCTTGGTTCATCTGTTGGTTCTTCAGTTGGTTCTGGAGAAGGTTCTGGTGTGGGTTCTGGGGTAGGCTGATTGGCTGCAGCATTCGCTGCTGCTTGAGCAATAGCAGCATTAAGTTCTCTTTGTGCTTGCTCGTAGTAATATTCCCATGCATCATTAATAGAATTATTTAAGTCAACGATTGACTGATTGTATATTTCTATTCTGCTATTCTTCAACTCTAAAGCATCTTCTGTATCTGCGACTGCATCAAGATGTTCCTGTGTTTTGGTTTGCAAAACCTGATTCATTGATGACAGTGTTGCATTCTCAGAGTTGTATACGCTTAGTTTGTCATTGTAAACTGCCAACTTATTGTTATAGTTTGTTTGTGCTATAGCCTTTGCTGCAACTGCATCATTGTAAGCATTGATTTGTGCTTGAGTTGGTCCTGGTCCAGAAGAAAATGTTCCAAGATTACAACTAAAGTTTTGTCCCGATACTCTTGGATTTCCAGCATAGTCGCAACCTGCTCCAGTGAAGCCTCCAGGAATTGCCCATCCAAGATGATAATTTCCAGGTCCTCCGCCGTTATACCACCAAATCTCTACACCCAATGTTTTGTCTTCGCTAACATCATATACTGGTGAATAGTCGCTCCAAGTAGTTCCTTGCTCTACCCATTGATCTATTGCAAGATTTCCGTCTACATACATTCTAAATCCATCATCTGTAGAACCTGCAAAATATGTTGTTGTAAACCATGATGGAACAGTAATCGTTCCAGTAAATTTAACTACAAAGTTTTCATATCTATTACCGCAAACTGGCAGTTGCATAGAGTTTGAATTCCATGTACCAGAACAGATAACTCCACTTGGAGTTGCTATGTTTGGCCATGTTCTGGCTAAATGATAAACCGTATATGCCAAACCCTGTCCTCCAGCAGACTGAATATTTGATTGGGTGGTTTGAACATTTATGTTGGCTATGCTGAGAGCATCCTGTGCATCGTTTCTTTCTTCAAGAGCGTTGTCTTTATGTTCAAGGGCCAAGGCTACTGTGGCGGTCTGCCCATCCACATTTGACTGGGCAAGGTTCTTTGCTTCTAAGGCTGTGGCCTCTGCTTCTACTGCATCTTCGTGGGCATCATAGGCATCATCTTTAAGTTCCTTCGCATTTGTGGCTGAGGCAAACTTATTTTCTGCTATCTCTATAAGATCTATAAAATCATCTTGATAGCCAAGGTCATCTACGCTATCGTTAAGTTCCTCTATTTCTTGGGCTGCAACAGTTAGAGGGTCGTCAGAATGAGCCTCTGTGGGGGCTATAATAAGCCATCCAAAGGCTAACAATGTTGCTATTGCTATTCGTGATAGTCGTTTTATTTGCCTTCCCCCTTGCAGACATGATGTCTGATAGGATGATTATACCATTTTATTGCACAAAAAAGGGGCTACCGTAATTGGCAACCCCTTTGATGTTGGATTAATTACTTAACCAAAGCGACCTTTGCTCGTGGATTCTTCTTGTTCCACTGAGTAGCCAACTTGTTAAATGCAGCCTTCATAGACTTAATTGCTGCAGCATTATCTGCAGTCAACTTAGCAATCTGTGCATCCTTAGCAGCAAGAGCAGCATCTGATGCTACCTTAGCAGCAGCAGCCTTATCTGTCTCTACCTTAACTGCTGCAGCAAGTGCTGCATCTGCAGCAACCTTTGCATCAGCAAGTGCCTTGTCTGAAGCAGCCTTAGCAGCAACTGCATCTGAAGCAGCCTTTACGACTGCAGCATCTGAAATTGCCTTAGCAGCAAGTGCTGCATCCTTAGCAGCAGTTTGTGCTGCAAGTTCTGATACTAGATCACGAACTGCAATCTCTGCAAATGGTGCAAGTGTACGAGCAGGAAGACCAACTACATCTGCAGTTGTTGCCTGACCAGCAGTTGTTGGAGCAAACGTAATAAGTGTGCGTGATCCAGTTGTAGGAAGAGTTACTTTGAACTCAGCCACACCAAAGTCAGATAGTGCGCTACCTAGTAGTGCCGTTCCTGAATCAAGTGTTCCTGTTGCAGCAAATACTGTTGCGGTAATTGTTTTTGTAACACCATCAACTGCAGCGCCAGAAACCTTGTTTCCAAATACATCTAAAGCAGCAACTGTAATTGTTTGCTTTGTACCCGCAGCACCTGATGCTGGGGCAGTTACTGTAAGATTATTAATCTTACCAGCAGTTCCCTGTACGTAGTAGGTAAGTGTTGTACCACCGTTGTTGATTACAACTGTGCCAATTGCTGTTGTCTTTGTGTAGACATAAAATGTTGCCTTGTCTCCTGTACCAGTTGCAATGCTTAGGCTTGAAGAGCCTGATGCCGATGTTACTGGTGCAGCGGTTGTGTGTAGTGCAGACACGATTGTTGCGTTTGTTGTTACTACAGAAACGACTGTTCCTGTGTCAACTGTTGCGACGAACTTTAGTGCGTCAGCAGCGTCAACTGTGTTGTCTGCAGGTACTGGCAATGATGCAGGTGTTAAGATTGATGAAGCGGTTGTATTAGCCGTTCCAGCAAGATCTACAGCAACTGTCATTACAGCAGCACTTGCAGGTGTTGCTACGATTGTGCCCAAAGTCATGGCTGCAACCATGGCTAGTGCGATTTTCTTGAATGAATTCATTCGGTATTTCTCCTTATTTATAGTAGATTTAATCTATCCAAATAATCTTTTACATCATCTGGCATAGGTTTATATTGTATCACGTTGTCAGGTAGTTCGTCAACTCGCTTAGATCTGTCTCTAAAAGTATGAACCTCTACTTCACTGTCTGTATTTTTAGGGGTATGAGATATAGCCCCAAAAATAGCACCACATACAGCATCAGCCAAGTCCTTTGACTTTTTGCGTGGGTGGTCAACTCTATCATTTTTCATAATCTTTAACTGTGTTAGTTCATCAAATAATAAATCAATTGCAGGCATGGCAAGTCTTTCCTCATAGACAAGCATAGCCATATCCTCATAGTGCTTCTTGGCAACAGAAACAGTATCAGTTCTCATTCCAACCTGCTTTAATTCATTCTGAATGTCAAATGATTGCCAACGGTCAAACGATA